ACAGTTGATAGCAGTAACAACCCATTATTTACGAGCGAAATAAGTGCAACCACTAACGCAGCAGCAATTAATGGCACTCCAGGCCAATCGACATTTCTTGCATCAATATACAAAAGAGACACAGGCCAGCCAGCAACGCCATCAGGCGGTACGTTTAACTTTGGAACAAATACTTTAACTGCACCTGGCGTATGGAGTATTGGTATTCCTACAGGAACAGACCCCGTTTATGTTGCTTACTTTACGTTTTCTGTATCAGGAGATACTGGTGTTGTAACTGCTGGCACTTGGACATATCCAGTTATATTTGTTGAAAATGGCGATTCTGCTGTAAGTACGTTTACATATCCTGTTTACAAGCGAGATACTACGACCCCTAGCAAACCAACAAACGGTTCGTATAATTTTACAACAAATTCAATAACTGCTCCTACTGCCCCAGCTACTTGGTATGAATATATACCAACAGGAACCGACCCTGTTTACGTGTCTATTGCTAAAGCCCAAATTACAGGGCCAACAGGAACTGACTCAAGCATAGTTTATCAAAATCCAACTTNANCNNNNCAAAATGGGCAAAGTATTACAGGTGCGGCTGGCCCACGAAACGCGGCTGGTTATGTTTATTATTCTGTTTCACAGGCGAGTGCGCCAAGTTCCCCGTCTGCCACCTCCTATAACTTTAGTACGGGTGCTTTTAGTGGTTTAACAACTAACTGGTCAAGAACACCACCTAATGTAACAGGCGGTGATGCTCATTATTGGGCCACCAGCTATTACATTACCGAAGCAACCTTGGGCGGCACGCAAACATTAACATTTGCCAGCCCATTTTCATCAGTGCAATTTGATGGCCTTGTAACGTTTACTAATTTAAATACTGAATTAGCTGATGCCTCTGGAGACATAACAACGATTAATGGTGGTTTGTTAAAGACAGGAACTATTGATGTGGCGCAAGTCAACATATCAGGCACTACACAAAGCGGTTTTAATATGCAATCCAGCGCAAGTTCCTCAACTTCAAGAATGGTCATTACAAATAATACAATTCAAATATTTGAAGGTTCTCAACTAAGAGTAAAACTAGGGAACTTGAGTTAATGGCTTACGGATTTGAGGTGTATGCCGCCAACGGCACAAAGATAATAGACCTTGCTGACCGCGTTTCAAGATCAGTTGCCAGCGGTACAACGCCAACGATTACCAGTGGTAGTTATTATGATGTGTCTATTACTGATATGACTAACGCTGATGATTGGGCGGTCTTTGCCTACGCTAATACTCCACCTAATAGCTTAAATGCTAAAAATGTTGATTGCACTCGCAATACGGGGTATTTCCGAGTATCTCAAAGCATGGGAGTCAGTAGTTCTTTTGATTACATCGTTATCAGGACAGGCTAATGGGTTATGGAATACAAATTTACAACAGTAGTGGTCGCACCGTTTTAGACACTGATCGCGCAGAATCATTGTTATACGCTACATCAAATAACACCGCAGTTGGAAATACTGATTTTCCCGTTACAGGCTGGTCTGGAAGTAATTTAATTATTGCTCGACCTGCCTCCTCTGCTACTGGCACTCAGGGTTATGGCGGCTTTGCAAAATTAGGCCGAAGGTTATACGACAACAAATGGGGTCGAGGATTAACGGCTTTCCCTAATAACAATAACGGCAATGGCGGTGGTTATGTTGTATGGCGTGAACTTAAAGCGCAATCAGTCTCAAGCCTAACTCCTGCTAACTTTGGTATGGTTGTGTATGACGGAACAGGAACCGCTTCATCGGACATTCTATTTTCTGCTACCGATCTTGATGTTACTGCAAAAGTTGTTGCAACAGGCAAGTTTAACGGCACAGCAGGATCAAATAGCGCAGAAGGGTATTATCAAGAATTTACAATGGATAGTTCTTTAGATAAAGGCCGTTATTACGTTCTTGTAAGTAACACGGCTTCTGTTTATATATCAGGAAGCAGCCCAGGAACTAGTTCAAGGTTTAATTTTAATTATCAGTTTAATTATTCTGCTGGCACGATAAGAATGCTAAATTATTATGCAATAGGAAGCACTAGAGCAGCGATGTCAAGCAGTATGGATTGGGCTATTCTTTACGTTCTTAATGGCGGTTCTGTAGACGACAATTTTTCATAGATCAAGATTGCCACTAGATTAAGGAGGGCTTTATGGCTCATAGGTTTGCATTTGTAAATGGCGAAGGAAATATTCACGGCATTGTATCTCCAGGGAATGATGATCAATACGTTCATTTACAAAGTTATCAGCCTAGCGGAGATACAGCAGTTATCGTTCCTAATGACTTGAGTGATGATGTGCTAATGGTAACAGGATGGTATGACCTTGATACTAATCAATGGAAAACAAGAGCAGCTTGTCCCTCGCTTTATCATATTTGGAAGAATAAAGAATGGAGCGTTGATGTCAATTCCTTGTTTGCTGAAATTAGATCATTAAGAAACCAAAAATTAGCTGACTGTGATTATACGCAAATGTCAGACAGTCCTTTGTCTTTATCCGATAAATCTTTATGGGCTACTTACAGACAAGCATTGAGAGATGTTCCATCTGATTATTCTAACGCCACTTCTTTAGACGATATTACATGGCCTACAAAGCCTGGAGCATAAAATGAGCGATATTTACACCCTTGTCAAAAATGACACTGCACCTCAAATCAAAGCAACAATAACAAGAGAAGATGATGGCTCTGTCGTTGATTTTGAAAACGGAACGTGCAAACTTAAGTTTAGAAAAAAAGATACAACGACGATCTTGTTTACATTGCTTGCTGCTGATGTCGGAGACAATTTTAAAGAAGGCGCTGCTATATTTTCGTTTTCTGGCACGCAACTAGATGTTGATGCTGGTTTCTATCAGGGCGAGATCGAGGTGACATACGCAAGCGGTGTTGTTGAGACGCTTTATGAAATATTAGAGTTTTATGTCAGGGATGATTTTTAATGCTTAAAGCCATTATTGCGTATAAAAAAGCTATTGCTAATATAGACTTTAAAAAGATTGTTGCTGAACTTAAATTTGGTGATTTTCTTATCTTTAGGTTTTTCTCTGATGCTTTAGGTTTGTCTGACAGTGAATCTAAAAACATTGGCAAATCTTTAAGCGATAATTCAGGTGTTACTGATTCTGCTGCGACAGGGCTTAATAAAGCCGCTAATGACTTTTCTAGCACCTCTGACGCTACTTCCTTAGACGTAGGCACATCTTTAATAGATTCAGGTGCAACGTCTGATGCAATTGATACCTTTGCAATAGGAAAAGGACTTAGTGATAGTCCAAGTACAAGCGATGTAACTGCATTTGCGTTTGGCACAACAAGGGCTGATACGTTTTCAGTATCTGAATTAATTAGCAATGCACCTAATAAAGTATTAGCAGACTCATCCGCCACTTCCGATGTTAAAACTCTGTCGTTAAGTAAGGCATTAGCTGACTTCTATGCGGTTGCTGACTCCCAAACAGCGTTGTTTACAAAAAGTAATTCTGACAGTTCTGCATTTAGTGATACAGAAAGGAAGGATTTTTACAAAGTTATTAGTGAAACTGCTGGCGTTACCGATGATTTAGACGGTGAAGCTACTGCGGATGACGATCAGGACATGACATTTGTAAAAGTACGCTCTAATTTAGCAACGATTACAGATGTAATAAGTATTGTTAAAAATACTTTATTTAGCGATACATCAGCTTTAACAGATTCAGGTTCGGTAAGAAATCAAGGCTACTGTGATTTTAGTTATTTTGAAGCTGATTATGTCGGAGATAGTAGAACCTTTTAACCCTTAACCTTTACACAAGCCGCCAATTAGGGCGGTTTTTTTTGGAGATTGAAAAATGATTAATGATAATTTAAAACTACGCGGTGATGTTGCTCTTGTTCTTAAAGACAAGGACGGAAACATTAAAGACAGCCGTGAAATAAACAACCTTGTTGTCAGCGCTGGATTAACGTTTATTTGCTCACGCATGGCTGGAACTTCTGCTGGCGTAATGTCTCACATGGCTCTTGGTTCAAGTACAACTGCCGCGTCCGCAGGGCAGACTGATCTAGTGTCAATTTTAGGCTCTAGGGAAGCGTTAGACAGCAGTACAGCTTCAAGCAATACCATTGTTTATGTTTCATCATTTGAGGCAGGAGAGGGTACTGGAGCAGTTACAGAGGCTGGCGTATTTAATGCTGCATCTTCTGGCACTATGCTATGTCGTACCGTATTCCCAGTAGTAAACAAGCAAGCTGACGATACTATGTCTGTCACTTGGACAATTACTCTGTCTGCATCCTAAGTTTAAAGCCCTTTTCGCCCCTTAATTGGGGCTTTTTTATATCTAATTTTCGGAGAACATAATGGCAACAATTACCACTAGATCAGGAAAGGGCAGCCCTTTAACTAATAACGAAGTAGATGCAAACTTCACCAATCTTAATACCGATAAGGCCGAACTATCTGGTGCGGCTTTTACTGGCGCGATAACCACCAACTCTACTATTGATGGTAGAGACGTTGCTACAGACGGCACTAAACTAGATGGCATTGAAGCCTCCGCAGACGTAACAGACACTACTAACGTC